TTTTCAAGTTGCATCGTCTTTTATCCTTTCAATAAATCTTTTTCGATCATTTCAGATGGGGTAACGCCGTAATGCCCACAGAGCAAGACTAATTCGTACACCGTCAGCGTCAACGGCGCCGACAACCGCGCCCTCCATGTGTTTGCCGATTTCGCCCCGATCTGCATCGCCATTTCAAGGGCGGTCTGCCGTCCCTGGAGCAAAATCATGTTGCGGTAAAGGGTTTCGGCTTTCTTCTGCCGACTGGTCAATAATTTCGGCATGGGCATCCCTCCGGCGGTTCGGGCTTCGCCCAAAACAACACATATTCCGACATATCCCATCTGGCGTTTTCTTCATTTGTCGCATCGGACAAGCGATTGAAACCACAGTGGTATGGCAATACGGTAAAATCACCCGTATTCAAATAGCACAGAACCATTGTTCCGTTTTCCGGCAGACGATCCTTAACGCTGATCCAGTTCATTTGCGCACCGCCCTTCTGATTTTTTCGGCGATCCGGCGCTCAAACGAAATGAGCCGATCTTCGTGGAATGCGCCCCAAACAAGGAACATTACGCACATGATCTGGACCACAAAGCCCCATAAATACAAACTGCTCATCTTTTTTTCCTTTCTGTTATTCGTTGTTGGCAATAAGCTGGTCAATGGTTACGCCGTACAGTTTAGCGACCTTCGGCAGCAGGCTTGCACGGGGTGCGGTTAAGCCCTTCTCCCATTGCGAGATCGCTGCCGGAGAAACATCTAACTGCTGCGCCGCGAACGCCTGTGTTAATCCAGCCGCTTTCCGTGCTTTCAGGAATTCCAAAGTATATACCTCCTTCTGTAAATATTAAGTAAAACTTGACATTTACAGAGCATTGCGTTATAATAATTCTTGCCACAGATTATTACATTAGCAAAACTCTGCATATTATGTAGGGCGTGTTTAGTTTTACCTTACAGTTGCCTATTATACGCTTAGTATTGCTATATGTCAATAGTTTTTCTTAGCTTTTTTAACATTTTTTTTGGAGGCTGTTATGAATACCGTTGATATATGCAATCGCATTGATGCGGAATTAAAAAAACGAAATTTAACAAAAAAAGATTTTTATGATGCCGTTGGAATTACCTCCGGGGCATATTCGCAATGGAGGACCGGCAGAACAGCACCGTCAAGGAACACATTGCGCAAGATTGCTCAGTTGTTAGGTTGGACAGAAGATTATCTTATTAATGGGTTTGTGTTTAGCACAGATGCGAGGATCGAAATCTCAAACGCCGAACGGAATATGATTGAGAAATACAGAGAACTTGATATGGACGGCAGGCAAACCGTTGATTTTATCCTTGAATCTGAATTAAAGCGCACAAGGGATATGGCCGCAAAAAAGGTAACAATGCTTATTCCTTTGAGGAGATCGTTGCAGAAGGCGTCCGCTGGGCGTGGGTGCTATCTCGGCCCGGAAGAATTTGAAACTGTGTATGTTCCAGATACACCATTAAATAGACGGGCATCGTTTATTGTTGGGGTTGCCGGGAGATCCATGGAGCCGTTGTATAAGGACGGAGATCAGCTTCTTGTCGAACGCGCCGAAGATATTGACGTTGGCGAAATCGGCGTGTTCACGGTCCGGGGCGATGGGTTTGTGAAGAAACGCGGTGAAAATGAGCTTATATCGCTTAATTCGGATTATCCGAACGTTCCGCTGACCGAGGAAAGCTGGTGCAACGGCAGAGTAATCGGCGTCCTTCGCTCCGAAGATATAAAATAAAAAACCCCCGCGTGTGGGTCCGCGGGGGAAAAGACGAGGCGCTTGAATTATGGGCACAGCATTCAGCGCATTTATAATATATCATTTTATCAATTCACATTCAAGCGCAATTTGCGTATAGGGGGTAAAGGTATGGCGAAAGCAAAAAAACTGCCGTCCGGGAATTGGCGGATCAGAATTGGAACCGGAGAGGGAGGAAAGACAAAATCCTTCACGGCCCCAACAAAAAAAGAATGTGAGATCATGGCCGCTGAGTTTATCGCAGGGCGCAAACGACTGCCGACCGAAATGATATTGGATGAGGCGATTGATGCATACATCGATCAGCGGAGCAATCTGCTCTCCCCTTCCACGATCCAGGGATATCACACCATCAAGAAAAACTATCTCGCTGGCTTCGGCAAGAAGCGCCTTTGTGATATCGACAAAAACAGCCTGCAATCCTTCGTGAACTCCTTGTCTGAGAAATATGCCCCTAAAACCGTTTATAACACGGTTGGCTTGGTTTCTTCCGTTATACGCACCTTTTCACCCGAAACTAATACGGATGTGAAATTACCGCCGAAAAAGCGTGAAATCAGGCAATTCCCCACGCCACAGGAGATTATTGCCGCGTTTAAGGGAAGCGAAATCGAACTGCCGGTTCTTATGGCACTTTGGCTTGGTATGAGAATGAGCGAAATCCGGGGCGCGAACAAAGCCGATATTGAGGACGGTGTTCTCACGATCCGGCGTACCGTCCTGGACGTGGAGGGCAAGCAGGTGGTTCGTGACGCCACGAAAACGTTTTACTCCACCCGGCAGCTTCGCCTCCCTTCGTACATCATCAGCCTTATTGATGCGCTCCCGGCAGAACAGGAACCGTTGACGGTGATGAGCGGGAGCATGATTTATAAGCGGTTCATCGCCACCCTGGAAAAGAACAATCTTCCGAAAATCCGCTTTCACGATTTGCGCCACCTAAACGCAAGCCTTATGCTTTCCCTCGGCATCCCGGACAAATACGCCATGGAGCGCGGCGGTTGGAGCAACCCAACAATCATGCGATCGGTGTATCAGCACACCTTTGATGCAGACCGGCAGAAGGTTGACGCGATCATTGACGGCTTTTTCAACGGACTCGTTGGATAATTGCCACAAAAATTGCCACGGTTTCACGCAATATCAAGCAATAACAATGGTTTTTGGTGTTGATTTTGGGGTTCGACTCCCCTCGCTTCCACCAAACACAAAAACCGCATTCTCATGCGGTTTTTCTTCTTTTTCGTTGTAATATAAAGGCTTTTCGGCTTTCCAAAACTCAAAATTTTGAGCGATATGTTCAAATTTTTGAGCGCATCGTGCAATATTTTGAACACACGAATTGCCACGAAATTGCCACGAAACAGGCCGGAGCAGTTGCCCCGGCCCGCCGTGCTTATTCGCTCAACTCCCGCATTATTCGGCGGTACAAAGGTGGATTGACCACGAATAATCCGCTCATGAGTTCATCCAGCATCTTTATCACTTCATACACATCTTTTCCATTCACGGCATCGCCAAACTCAGTTCCTGAGTGATAATCAATCGTGTTATCTTCGGTGGGAGGGGCGGCGTAAGAATAACTCGGCATAATCGGCGATTTATCCTTTGGGAAAAGCTCATTTTTGATGGTGTAATAGGATGCCAGTTTTATGCAGGTGTTGGCGTCCGGGTGGCGCTCACCGTTCATTTCCGCAATCGCTTCATTTAATTGGTTTTCGGTAATCACGGTTTAGCGCCCCCTTTTCACACATTTTTCATTTCAGAAATCAGTTCACGGATTTTTCTGCGGCTCTTTTCGTCCGGGGCGGTGTCCATCATTGCTTCAAGCTGCCCGATCACATCGTCCGCAGCCCTGGAATACTCCATAGAGTAGTTCCGGGAGTATCTGCCCATACTGTCACGCTTCGCGTTGGTGCGGCCGCGGGCATAGGAGGTGCCGCGATACATGGGACCGTACATCCCTTCGGAGTATTCGCCGCTCTCCTTCATATCTTCAATCACCTTGCATAGGTTTTTAATCGAATGGGTAAGGGTGTCGATCACGGTCAGCGTACCGGCAGAAAGTTCTTTTTCATCGCCGTATTTTTCCAGCTCATCCATGAGCATTTCTTTGATTTTGTAAAGTTTGTTCATTGTATCACCTCTCAAGCTATCCGCGTAATCGTGAGGTTGGCGTTCTGCACCTCAATCACGGGGGCGGGGGTAACGGTTGGATCGGTGGTTGCCGGAACGGCGTCAACCGAAAGGGAGAAACAGCAACAACGAGGCACTTTGATGATTGCCGTGCTTGTTACATTGCCGAAATCCTCCACGGCGGCGGGCGTAAAGATCGCTCTGCTCGTCAGCCGGGGTTCACCGTTCACCGCGATTGCCACCGCAATGGGGGTCACGGTGCCGCCTTCCGGGATGGCGATATTGCCGTTGAACGTCACCTGGTATTGCGCGAAGCAGTTGCAAGCGTTTCCGTTTGATGCGCCCTTGAGAATAAAATTCCCTGTATTGCCCTCGTGATAAACATACCCTTTGGAACAAGGAATAGATGTATCGAACAGGATAGGTGCGTTCAGCGCAACTTCCTGAATGGGGTTATAAAGAAATTCGCAAGCCATAATATTATTTATGCGATTTAATTGGGATGGAGATTGCTTCTTCAAATGATAGATTTTTTAATTTCATTCGTTGATTGATAAGTTTATATGGCAAATCTAAAATTTTACACCATTGCATAAGATTTTTCGTTTCGCCATTGTAGGTGATTTCAATGCAAAATCGTCTATTATCAGATTGTTCTTGCCTTGTAGACCACTTACAATTATCAGGTGAATACCCACTGTTATTGTCGATTCTATCAATCGTCAATTCTTCGGAATACCCATTGTTTATCGCCCAATCGTAGAATTTGCAAAAATCGTTTTTCCATTCATCACAAACTGTAATTCCTTTGCCGCCATAATAAGGATATGCCCAATGCGTTTCACGATAACATCTACATTTCATTGCATTCCAAATTCGGTAAAGCCGAGTATTAGACAAATGGTGAGTGTCTCTCTTTTTGTGTTTTAGGCATCCGCAACTTTTTACTGCGCCTGTTTTTAAATTTGAACCAGCAACAATAATTACATTGCCGCAATCACAAATACAATTCCATCGAGCATTTCCATGATTGCCATTTTCGGCGCGACTAAGAACAACAAGATTGTTGAATCTTCTCCCCGTTAAATCATCACATAATGACATGAACATTTCCACCTTTGCTGATTGTATATGATTGTTGTATAGTCACATTATACAACGAAAAAGGTGGATTGTCAAGCTCTTATGTGTGCGTCCTCCTTTCAATCGTGGTATACAAAAATTCGCAAGCCATCAAATCACCGCCTTAAAAATTCGCATTGCAACCACAACCACCGTTGTTGCAGGTGAAAATCGGATGGTTGCCATAAACGGGCTGGGCAGGCAAGGGGCAACTGCGAAGCTCAGAAACGAGCTGATTGAGCTGAGTAGCACCGCTCTGACGGAGTTCGGCAGTCTGTGCAGTCTGGGACGCCGCAAGGGAGGCCATATTAAGCTGACTGCGAAGCTGATCGTTTTCGCGCTTGTAGCCATCCAGTTCAAGAGCGCACAGTTTGTCAAGGATCGCCTGCGTGTTCTGCGTATTTGCCGCACGAGTGGCACAAGCCTCGGTTGCTACGGTGTAGCGAAGGTCGGCAATGCCGCTGTTTACACCGGTAAAGCCCGCAGTGTTGGCGGTCTGCTCGGCGAAAGAACGGTTAAGGGAGGAAAGCTCGTTGGAATACATCTGCTGTGCAAGTGCATTCTGAGCGCCCGTAATAGCAGCCGTAGTTCCGGCAAAGCCATTGGAAAGGCTCATTTGCAGATCACCGCAACAGCCGCAAAGCTGGGTGGCAAGGTTGGAAACGCCGTCCCGGACGCTCGTCACGCTATCATGCAGTTGGGCATCGCGGAAGCCGTCCGACACATTGTTATTGATACCGTTCTGCCCGTTGAGCAGCCAGGGGAAGTCATAGCCGAGGCCGCCGCCGAAGCCGCCGCCAAAGCCACCGTTGCCCCATCCGCCCATCATAGCGAACAGAAACAGAACGATGATCCAGCTCCAATCGCCGCCGAAGCCGCCGTTGCCGGAACCGTACCCGGTGGGGCCAACAAGCATGGTCGCGCCAATGCCGTTGGTGTTTTCATCAGTTAAAGCCATATTATAGCTCCTTAAAAATATATTTATATCCATCAGCTATGCGCACTTGCTGAACGATATACTTGATTTATTGGGCATAAGGTGCTATAATATAATCCCTACCAAGGACGGGTAGCACCATCTGCCCGGTTTGCTCTGTGATCTGCGCCAACAGATTACGGAGCTTTTTTCATGAATTGCTGAAACAGGGGGTTGTTCTGTATCATCTGCGCCCTCTGCTGAAGAACGGAAAGCTGCTGTTGTGAGAGCTTGCCATTATTCATAATCTGCTGAACTGCACCGCGCGGGTCTTGCAATGCATTCTGCGGCAAGCCCCTCATCGAAAGCAGTTGCGCGGGGTTTTGCATAAACTGTTGGAATTGAGAAAGAAACGCCCCGAAGTTATTCATCCACCTTCACCGCCTTTGCGTGAATTTCGGCTTTTATTTGGTCGATTTGGGCCTTTAATTCGTCCACATCCGCTTTCATTGCAAACGCTGTGAAATCCACGGACGGCTTGTTTTCGGCTTGTTTTGGGGCAACCTCGCCCTGCTCTTTCACAAGCCGATATTTTTCAAACACGGGACGGTCGAACTGCCCCGCGCCCATGGTCTTTGTGTAAATAAATGGCCCTGTTTCGTCTCGGAATGTGATGCTGTTGCCTGGGGCAACGGGGTAATTCCGGGCATCGTCCTCGGATCGCACCGTCACGAAGCCGGTTTGCTGTTGCATCTGCTGCTGAACCTGTTGCTGATACGGATTGTAGTTGGGGATGTAGTTTGGTGCGTAGTTGTAGGGATAAGCCATGTTCATTCCTCCGCAAAGTAATATATGGGTGATTCAGAAAGTGAATTCCAGGTGTCGTAGCATACGCCGTCCACGATTCCGATTGCGTGATTACCCAAACCGAGAACATACCGCCCTTTTGGGTGATCGTCCGCAAAATCAGCAACGGTGTAACAATCCGGGAAGGTGTTTGGGATCGCGTACATATTGAAACCAAGGCTTTTAAGGTAGGCTCGCCATACGTGGTTTGCGCTCGGCATATCGGATAACACATATCCTTGCAATGCGGCTCCCGTATAGGTTTCTTCCCACGTTTGCCCTGTAACGGCGCATATTGCGCGGATCACACAATCTCCGGTTTTGTAGCCCCTCGGATTGGGGTTGAAGTATATCCACTCTGCCATTATTGGTAAGCCTCGGCGATCAGGACGGCAAAATCAAAATCAGCGCCGTTTTGCATCATATATTCGATCAAGTCCATTGTTTTCCACCTCCCTGATGCAATTAAATTTTAAAATAAAAAAAGCCCTGCCACAATGAAGTGACAGGGCAAGTTTGGTGCAGTTATTGTGCAATGTCCTACAAGAAAGTGCGAGTTTAAGAAAATATGGGGAAAATATGGGTGGAATATGGGCGAGATATGGAATTTTAAATAATATTATCGTGGTTTTTGCAAAAAATCTGCAAAATCAGCAATTATGTTGCAATATAAAGCAATAAAAAAAGGGTAGCGGACGAATCCGTTACCCTTTATCTTTTTGGAGCATAAGAAAAAGCCTATCGCCGTAACGGTAGACTATGTTCTTTGTTTGCCTTACGGAATAATCGTTCCGCTCGGCAACCTGCTCAAATGTGTAGCCGTCACAAAATCGGTCGATCAGGACGGCGCGGTGGCGGTGGTCGTGGATATATTCCTCTATTACGGTGCGGAGATCAGAATTGCGAAATTCACTCATTTCTTCTTTACCTTAATTCTGCCGGAACCGTGGCACATGTTGCACTTGCGATATCCACTGTTACCACCAGTTTTGCGTGTTCTCTTTTTAATGGTTACCGTCTGTTTCGCTGCCGTATAAATCACCGCCTACTGCATAATTGCTCCCGGTATCAACCTGCTGTTCCGCCGTTATTACAACGTCCTCAAATTGGGCTTCGTACACGATCCATGCAATATTGGTCCCTACCAACAGCACAACAAGCAGGATCAGCAAAATCCAAAGGCGCTTGATTGTGCGTTCCAGCCGGGCCATCATGCCCTCATGTACAACATACTCAACGGGGGGGATTTTTTCGTTCTCGTCCATTTACATTTCCACCTTTATTTCTTTATATTTCCCCTTAAGGGTGATTAACTGGGGTGCGTGGGATGTGGGGGCAAGCATTTTTTGAGCGGCGTATCCGCCCCATTTCAACCAGCTTGTGGTTGAGATCACCTTGAACGGTCGGACCGTCACCCGGTTGTTCCTGGGGTCGATGTGGATCTTTGCGGGTTGCGTCACGAACGGCTTGTGTGTGTGTCCAACGATCAGGGCGTCCGTTCCATCAAGGATAACGCCGAACCGCTCATTTCGGTTTACCGAACCGCCGGTCAGCATTCCGCCACCGGCACCGTGGGTAACAGTGAGAATATAGGTGGGGTTGTGCTGTCCATCCACCTTGTTATTCCCCATCTGCACCTTGAGAAAGGCGATATTCTCCCGGTAAAGATGCTCAATGTCCAGTTTGCAGGCTATATCGTAGGACGGATCATCGTCCGCGTCCTTGCCGGAGCGCCGTTCGTGGTTTCCGCTCACCATGCAGAGGATGCGATCCTTAATAGGCGTGAGCATTTCCGCCATGATACGCTTCTGTTCCCTTGGGCGCACCGTTTCCTCAAAAATGTTGGAAACGGAATTTCGGGTGGAATTGTTGATTAAGTCCCCGCCGAGAATGATATAGGCGTTTTCATCCTCAAGCAGATTATCGCAAAACTTATTCCATTCCCGCGCCATGTGTTCAGCCGCGCCAAAATGCACATCACTTATGGGGTAGATGTGGAGATCTGGACGGGAAGGGAATTTGCGAATAATCATTTCGTAATCGCTGAGCATATCAATCTACCACGGCGGCCACGCCAAGCTTCATAAGCAATTCCCGCTGTTCATGCTTCATTTTTTTTGCCACATCCAATGCTTCGTGCATATCGCCGTTGCAATGGGCGTCCGGGATGCGGGATACGGCATTTGCGGTGGCTTCCGCAAGGGAGAGGGATGCGTTGTTGCACATAACCTGAGCAATCAGAATATCCGTGAGCGCCTTGTTCCGCTCCTCGGCTTTGGCTTCTCTTTTTTCAAGCCACCGTTTCAGCGCCCAGACCGCGATTCCCGTGATTGCTGACGGAACGCCCATAATAACGCACAATTCGCCAATGGTAATCGTCATTTTGTTTCATCTCCGTAAATAATAGCACAATCTTCACAATCGTTCAAGCCTTCATCGGTTTTTTCTTTGCCGATTGAAAGGTTTAATTGTTTTACGGCAGACTCAATGAGCATTTGAATTTCCAGCTCGGTTGCGGAAATGCCTCGCTCATTCAGCATCTCGGTGACGCTTTCAAGGCATTTTTGGTATTTTTCGGCACCGTGGAGGGTGGTGTAAAGCTGCTCCACCGCCTCAACACAGGTTTTTGCGATATCTCGCTTGATTTTATCATTCTCGGCGCGTTCAAAGATAGCTTTAAGTTTCACCCCGACATAGCCGATCAGGGCGGTGATTGCCGCCGAAATGATGGGCCAAAGAACATAACTGGAGAATTCCTGCATATTAGTTACCTACCGCTTTCTGAAGGATTTTTCTGGCATCGTTTGCGCTGATTTTGCCGTCTCCGTCCATATCCCCGGCAAGGATCTGCGCGGTGGTCAGCTTTTCCAGCTTCACGGCTGCGCGGAGGGCAAGACGGGCATCGGCAGCATTGACCCTGCCGTCAAAATTGATATCCCCCATGGAGAAATACTTGATATAGGGCAGTTTGCCGTGCTTCGTCCAATATCTTGTGTTGTAGCCTTTCTTGGCACCGATATTCCCAACGGCGGTAATCTGAACTTTGTTGCTCCACGCGGGGGTGCATTCCACAGCAAGACCGTTGCCGATATAGACACCGATATGCCCGGACCGCCACACGGCTTCGCCGATCTCAATACGGGAGAAATCCGTTGTCACGCTTTTGCAGGCCTGGATCATGGCGTCCGCGCCGATATCCGGCACTCCGTTGGAGGCGTATTTTGCCCCGCCGTAGGTGGCGTTGAGATTGCCGTCCCACCCCCACAGGATAGCTTTGATAAGCCCCACGCAATCAAAACCAAAGGTATTGTCGGAGGCCCGATCGATAATTGCTTTTCGTTTGGCATTATACGAATACTGCTCCATACACCGCTTTTTCATGGCGGCGGTAAGGGGAAAACCGATGCCGCCGAGGATGTAAAGTGTTTTGTATTTCGTTGCAATGTCGCGGCATTTTACCGCCAATTCAAAATTATTCATGGTTCCTCCTATCACAGAACTTTTGTGGTGCCAACGTACACCGCAGATGCTTTTGTGGTGCCGATGAACACCGCAGACGCCTGATTGGCTCCGATGTAGAGTTTCATAGTGTCCTCGGCCTCGGTGTACAAAAATGTTAGTTCAATTTCGCTTTTTTGGACATTTGCATTTAGCGTGATGTATTGATACGCTTTCGCCATAAAATCATCACTCTGCTGTTTGCTAATCTCTATTGTACCGCCAACAACCTCACCATCACCAATAAGCTCATGCCACGACCATGTATTAAACTCGCCTTTGTCATATGTCATGTCGGCAAGGGCGTAATAATGCCCCGAACCCGGTTCTCCAGTTGAATCTGTCGAGCGCAACCACATAGAAATATTACTGCTGCCAGTTCGTTTCGCCCCAACGCGCCCCTGAATGCCGCACAATCGCATCCCGTTTGGCAACCACGACATATCTATCAGCAGGCCAATTGATCCAGACTGGTTTGATGGATATGTGCCGACATTACCATCGTACAGTTTTGTATAATTAGTCCAGCTCGATGATGGTTTATATTTTAAACTATATTCCGATGCCGTTATCGTGTGCGTATAAACTGCCATATCCTCACCCCTTAACAATGGTGATGGTAGTGTCAGGTGTATTGCTGTCAGGTGTTCCGCTGTCGATAATGTTAATCGTCAACTGCGTGTTCGTGCCGCTTTTCTTACCGAGGGTGAGATTTGACGGAACGGTGGGAATGGTGGGCTTGTTCGACAGGTCGTTGTAGCTTCCGCTCGTAGCAACAGTTTTCAGCGCAGGCTTGTTTGATAAGTCGTTATACGAACCGCTCGTTGCAACTGTTGCAAGGTTCGGCTTGCCCGACAAGTCAGAATACGAACCGCTCGTTGCGACAGCAGCCAATGACGGCTTGCCACTTAAATCGGAGTAAGCCCCGGAGAAAGCAACCGAAGCAAGGTCATTACTATTGGCCTTCGCCGCAAGTGCCGTGTGAATCGCTCCGCCCTCAACGGGGTTTGTCCCTCCCTGTGTGATGGCGGGGTCAACCGTCACGGCCGCCGGGATTGTTGGTGCATTATCAAGGTCGGCATAATCGCCGCTAAATGCAACATCGGCAAGGTTGTTGGTCTTTGCGTAATCGTCCAAATTAACTTCCGTTGTCCCCAAAAAAGTAAACGCATTGTTGATATAGGCGTACATATTGAGATTTTCGCCGGAGGTCGGAACCAGATAGATGTGACTTGTGTCTGCCCCTTGGACGGTTGGGATGCCTGTATTTGGGTCATATTCGCCCTGTCCGCAAAGATAATATTCAAATGTTGTAATGCCGCCGATTGTGGACACGATCATGTCGTTTACAACGGTTTCGGTCACAAAATCGACAATATCATCTGCATCCGCTTTAGATTCAAGAGCCGCCGCAATTGCTCTGTTCTCAACGGGGTTGCGCGATGTGCCGGAGATAGCGGAATCAATATCAATTTCTCCTCCACCACCGCCTCCGCCGTACTGAGCGATCACCTTTTCAAGGTGTGTAACAGGGGTGGTTTCCCCGGCGATTGCCTTTTCTATATGGGTTACGGGTTTAATTGACATGGTTTTCCTCCTATACAATATAACCGCCGTAAACGATAGCTGTTGCGCTTTCGCTCGCCGGCAAAACGGTCTCGGGAACGCTGGTAATGATACGAACATTTGTCCCCGTTCCTCTCCTTACGGCCATGGTAGCAGGGTCTCCTTCCGCCGCAATCTGAGTGAAATTCTTATCAACAAGGGTAAACGCGTGGGCTATCTTCGTTGGTTCATATGCTCCGTTTTTAACGACAACGCAAAAGAAAGCGTAATAGTTTGCATTTGCGTTTCCGACAAACGATGCGGTAATAGGTGTCAGTTCTTGATACCCGTTAAGCGTTTGCACGTTCGGCGTGTAGCCGGTGTAACTGCTGATTGCACCACCGCCACCGGTTGAAATCTCGGCGATAGCAGAGGGAAAGTTATCTGCGGTAATCGACTCCGTTCCCCCGGTTTTTGCGCGGATTGCGTCTGCGATATCACTGAACAAAGATGCAAGCGTTTCGTGCGTGTTAGGCATTAGTAACTACCCCCAATCGCAGAAGAAATTGCCGCGCTGATAGCGGAGTCAACGTATGTTTTGGTTGCCACTTCGGCAGCATCCGCGTAACTTGTTCCGCCTATTTTAACGGTTCCGGCATACCAGCCGTTTCCGTCCCAATCGATGGTGTAGGCGTTGGAACGACTGGAATAGCCCGTGCCGTTTCCCAAAATATGTGCGTAGAGGCTGTTCGAGTCTGCGATGTTATGTTTTCCCTCAACGTGTTGATAATCAGAGGCGGCAATGGTTTCTTTGCCTTCTGCGTGAGAGAACACCCCACGCGATTCCGCCCCATGCCCTTCTGAGTGAGAATATGCCCCGGATGCAAGGCTACCATTCCCTTCTGCGTGTGCATAGATCCCTGTAGCATGAGATATAAGCCCATGCGCGAATGCCCCTTCGTCTGTGGCCGAACAACCTGCTCCAAGTGTTGCCGATTTAGCGCCTATCTCAGCTGTGGGGTCCCGATCCATGCTGAGGGTGTTACCGATGCTCAGATCATTGAGATCCGTGTTGTCAGTTGTCCAATCAACGAAAACGGTGTGCTCGTTTCGGTTTACTATCCTCCAATAAAAATTCTTATCGGCGGCGGCATAACCAAGAGCAAACTGAACGTTATAATTATACGAATACCTTGCGTTCAGCAAAACGTATTCGCCTGAACCGGGCAGATCTGAAAAGTTGCTGTTTTTTGCGGAAAGGCAGGATGTGTTTACATTGGCAAATTTGTTGTTGTAGTCTGCGGGATCAAGATTTTTGTAGGCGATCAGCTTATCACCCACAACGGCGGCATCTGCGCCCTGACCGCTGATGGTAAGCGTAGGATCAACCTCAACAAATTCCTGTTCCAATGCGGTGTCAAGATCGGAGTTGAGTTTGTTTGCAAGATTTACAATTGCGGTTCTTACATCCTTGCCATAAACGGCAGAATTGAACGCGTTAATCTCGGGTTGAATATTCGGCATTATTTTCCTCCAGTAAGTGTTCTCCGGGTTTTTCCGAATGTGTAAACAGATTGATCGGGGTTTGTTAAATTAAGCTCTATCCGCGTGAGTGGGAACAGACCGTCCGCAGAGTCCGCGTAAAATCCATGTGGCGGCGAAACAACATGATAATTATTGCCGAGCTTTAACCGTTCCACTTCTACATTAAGCAGATGCAGATCAATGGCAGAAATTGAAATGCTCTGAATTGCCTTGTCATGTTCGCCCAACCGCGCCGTGCCTTTAGTCTTGAGGTTGGAGGCAACGGTAACATCTTCCCAATCTTCCACGCGCTCAATCACGCCGTAAGTGGCTGTTGCCGTGGATGATATGTAATCATTCCCGCTGTTGACAGAAGCCACGGTAAGCCGTTTTTTGGTGCCGTCCGGCCATGTTTCTTCCGTTTCTGCGCCGAGCGGAATAATGTTGGTATAGGTTTCCTCGCCATCAACATAGTCATCCAGATCGATCAAATTTTGCCCAAAGCGAATAACCTGATCGCCGGTAGATCCGCTTGATACGGTATAATCAAGGTAGGCGGTATCGTTGGCGTAACGGACACTTATATATCCGCCGAGGTTGTCCAGCAATTTTTCCTTGATTTCCGCCCATATTGTGGGATATTGGGTGTTTGAACGAAGAATGCGGTTGTTGCGATCAGTGACAGTAACATTGCCAACGGCAAACTGTCTGGATGCCGTTGCGCGGTCATTGTACTGCCCAACAAGATAAGCAAAATAAGCCGCAACGGTGCCGTCAAAGGTGTATGGGCGGAGTACAACATCGTTCAGATAGGCAAGTTCGCTTTCGCAGTGCACCTCTTTTTGGCGGTAAAAATCTCGCCGCGTATTTGTGACGCGCCCTTTGAAAATCAGTTCAGATCCATCGTACACCGTCACGAAGCCCTGCAAAGCCTTAACCGCGGCATATTCCGGGTTGGTGTCGGGGATCGTGAATTCCAACGATGAAGCCTCGTTGAGTTCCTGCGATAACACGATATTGTACGCCACATAGCCAGCCGGAACAAGGGAAGGGCTGTATAGCGCTCTCCCATTAACCTGAATGAGGTACATCTATAACCGCCCTCCCCTGAATGAGATGGAGATCTCCATGGTGCCGCTGAATTTCAGAAGGTTTTCTCCATCATGCAAAACAAGATCCGGGGTGTACGCAATCATATCTCCCGATCCGAACAGATTAACCGTTTTTTCAACGCCGTCCACGGTGTAAGTCACAAAACCCGTACCGCTTCTCTTGTAAATGTGCGGTACGGTTGGCATTGGCGAACCAAAAACGGTGACTTCAAGCGGAGGATCAACGGAATTCACGGAAATGCTTGAATAATCGCGGATCACGCCATCAACGAACGAGAATGTGTCCCAAACCCACGGCTCATCGGAAGCGTATAATTCCATCTGATAAGGGAACACATCCGCCGTAATTGTGAGATACATCCGTTTTTTATCGTATTCCGGCTCATCAACAGTAATTCGCCCATGGTAATAATATCCTGAGTCCTCATCAAGAATAATCCCCATGGTGCGCCCATGAATCGCGTTCAATACCGTGTGGTAAATACGATCAAACTGCGCTCTATCTCCGAGGTAAGAATACTCGAATTTGATTTGGCGGTTTTCGTAAGTTGTATAGCCCGTCAAAGACTCCGAAAAATCAAGATTTCCGTTTGCGCCGGGAATGGATATAACCATGGTTTTCGGCACAGGGGGAGATACCACAGGTTTGCTTTTGGGGTACAATCCGAAATCGCGCATGGAATGGTTTTGCGAAGCGTCACCGAGGTGAAGCCAACCGAACTGCGTTCCGAAATGGTTATCGTAAAAAGCCATTATGCGTTCCCCCTTGCGGCGTATGCCGCTCTGCGTCCGAGCGCCTGATCAATACCGGGCGTGAGCTGCCCAACAAGCACCCCGCTGTCAAGGTACACCTTCAGCGATGCCAGCATGGGCAGATACTGTGCCAGGAGGGCATAAACGGAACCGTCCGCACCAGTGGAATAGGACGCCGTATAGCTGTTATCGAAGCGATCCTGAACCCCGGCAACAAGATCATCGGTCTTGCGGTAAAGCGCATTTTCACCGCTGTTCAAGCCGATTTCCGCACCTTCAAGAACATTCTCAAAGACCTTTTTTGCCCATCTGGACGGTGAATGGGTGTCAAGGCCCTTTTTGCCGGTAAATATGTTCTTCACAAAGTCCACCACCCCGGTGACCTTTGATTTTAATTCGTCCCACTTGGCAAGGATACCCTTAACAAAGCCATCAATGAGATTTTTGCCCCATTCTTTGGCTTCTTCTACCTTTGAATGGAAGCCTTCTTTTACCTTGTCTACAATGGATTTGCCAACCTCAAGCAGTTTTTGGATATGCCCAAAAAACCCGGAAACAAGCTGCATAATCATTTCGATGCTTGCCTGCACCAAACGAGGTGCAATTCTGATTATTGCACCTATCAAATTCTTGATAATCACAGGGGCCATCTCTATGATTTTATCCTGCGCGGCGAGAATGCCGTCTACCAATGCCTCAATCAGATCGATTGCGACAATCACAAGATTTTCAAGCATATCCGGGTCGGTCAGTTTTTCGGCAAGCGTCATTATTATTCCGACAGCAGCAGGTAAAAGTGTAGGTAAAGCGGAAGTTAGTCCTGATGCCAGCTTTTCAATAATCTCAATCGCGGCGTCCACCAACTTTAACAGCCCGTTGGGATCTTCGAGATATTTTACGAGCATATCCACGATATGGAGCGCGGCATCCACGATGGGCTGCACGTTCTCTCCGATGGCTGAACCGAGTTCCGTGACAAGCATCACCGCTGCATCGATCAACATAGGGAGATTATCGTTGACAAGCCCAACGGCGGTTTCGATAAGCTGGGGGATTACATCCTTAATTGCCGGTCCGATGCTTTTGATGGCCTGTTGGATGGTGGGCAAAAGGTTTTTCACGGCACCTATGCCCTGGGTAATCACATCTGTAAGCAGTTTTCCAATATCGGCATCCTTATCGCTTAAACCCGTAACAAGGTTTTTCCATGCCGCACGAACAGAGGATAACGAACCTGTGATTGTATCGCCCGCCTCCATGCTTGCGTATCCGGCAAGCCCCTGCATTTCGATGTAATCCACAAGTGCGGATTGCATATCGGCGAGGTTGCCCATTTGGTAATGTGTTGCCTTGTTATTGGCGGCATTCCATGCATTAACGGTGTCGATAAGATCACTCATGCCCTCCTTGGTGGGATTAATACCCAACCGAAGGTTGTCAAGCATGGTAAAATTGTTTCGCATAATGCCGTTAAAAGCGTTTTGCACGGCTTCTTGCGTTATGCCCTGGGATGCAACCACATCCGCTTCCGCCTGGACAATGCGGTGCGATAATTCCGCCGCCGCTTCCACATCGCCACCGAGCGCAGTTTTCAAGCCAACCGCAAAACCGCTCACCTGTTCCAAGTATTCCGATTGCGAAAGCTGAACAGTTTTATAGGCGTTTTTTGCGTTTTCCGCAACAGTGGCGTATGCTTCGCCGAACATGAGTTCCGCACCGCCTTTGAGCTGCTCATACTGCCCATACGCCTGAACGCTGTCTTTGATGATTTTTACAATACCGGCCCCGGCAAGACCAACGGCCTTCGTCACGCCTTTTGCTACGCCGGAAACCACACCGCTCATTTTACCGCTGAAACCTTCGGCTTCCTTCCTGGCGTCCTTGATGCCCTTATCGTAAGACGATTTATTCAGCGTGAGAACAGCGGCGAGTTCAAATAGATTCATGGTTCACCTTCAATCCGGCTCGGCGTATGATGTCTTCGGCTATTTCGTCCCCAGTGCGGTTGTCGGGCTTTTTCAGCCCGATAAACGATACAAAATCCGTGAGAACTCTTGTGTTTCCGACAAAAGCGGCTGTGTTCTCAACAAGATATTGAACACCTGTTCCGATATAAAGCCGAAAGGCGGCGCTCTGCATATCCTCGGTTTCTTTCGCCCGAAAATACCGCATAAACGCCGCCATCGTTCGCCTGCCTCGATATTCTCCATAGCAGACGAAAAACAGCGTTATTCGTCGTTCATCGCCTGCAATGTAAAAAGGTCGGCAAGATCAGGATCGTTCAGAAGTTCAAGCAGTTTTTTCGGCAGCGTCAAAAGGTTGAATTTGTATTCTGCCGGGTCTGCGCCGTCAAGCCTTGCCATGATTTCAATAATGTTCTTTTTGTAGTTTCGGATAATATAGGTTGCCAGCTTCAATTTCGGCTCGCTTTTGTAAATCCGCTGAACCTCCTCGTCCGCCAAGATTTCGGCGGTAGGTTCGATGATATCGGCAAGCACATCAAGCGCCTGCTCGTTCTGAATATCCGTCAGTTTCACGCCGCACCCGCCTTACAGAAGATTTCAAAGGGGATCTCGTCCTGGGCTTCCATATCATAATGAGCGTGATACTCAAAGGACATAGTGCCTTTGGCATCCTTACCGCTCTGGATCTGGAAGCCGGTAGTGTTCAGGGCATTCTTCAGGTGAATGGCGAGGAAACCGGCGTTTGCCCCGGTGTTCACATCGGAATAATCGCCCACCCACCACAGATTGTCAAAATCCGTGGTAAGAAGCTGCTCCCTCGGAATAACCTTGGTGGTGTCGGTGCCGTCCACATCCGCCGCGCCGATCAGGGATGCGATAACGGTGGGGGTGCAGGTGAGGAACGTACCGCTCACGGTAGGATCGAAATAGGAAATCCGCTTGAGCTGCTTGGTATTGGGCGGGCAGTTGTCCACATCTTCGCCGAAATCGGTATAGGTGGGGTTGGTCGCAAATGCGATGCCCCCGGAAGTAGCACCCAGGATGTTGCCGATAACGCCGGTCGCCGGGGTGAATTCGTCAACAAGCACACCCGCATTAAGCTGGAGCTTTTCAAACGCATCCGTGGGCATTTTGGTAAATTTAAGGCTCATGTTTTTCTCCTTAATCGGCGGAAAGGAACTCCGCCGCAAAATTAATGTTTAATCGTCTGATGGTATCATCATCGTCCGCCAGCCGCTCGGAAAACGGCGTCCCCTGCGTCAGGAACAGCAAACCGCCGTCATAGTGCAGGGTAACGCCGCCATAACTCAGCCGCCGTGCGATCTCCACGCCCTTCTGCGTCACGCTCTGCCAGCTTGTGGAACGGTCCCACAGGGAGGCGGACGGGTAAACGGGTGTTCCGATGTTGCCGGTAATAACCTCATAAGTGATATAGGGCAAGGTGGCATCATCGGGGACGGAGTTCTCATCATACGCTGGCCATACGAACGAGGAAAAGAACTGATGGAGGGCTTCTTCTTTAAGCATTACGACCCAACCGCAACAGTAGCCGTTCCAGTAGTATCGCTGCCCGCAAACTTGATTTCATAAACGGCGGGCTTACCCGTGATAATCATAGGCGCGGCGTAGACCACCGTGTAGGTTCCTGCGTTCAGCTCAACGGAATTGCATTCAAACCGCCCTCTGCCATTCCCAACATTCGCCTCAAAATAAATGGTGCGGCCAGCCTCAAATGCTGCATAGATACTTGAGAGCGGCGTTTCACTAATGGATGTCGCAGTTGTATCGCTGATGGTGCCTGGAATGATGAGCGGAGCGGGATCAGTTTTTGTCAGTGGAAGCAGATCGGTAATTCCAACCGTAGCACCATGATTATCAAGCCCGACACCAACAACCACGTTATAATAAATCCCATCGTTGAGAGGCGCAATGCCGTTAAAATAAACAACATCCTGTATGCCTTTCGGCGAAAAATTTGCAACAGCGGCGAAAACCAACGGATCATCTCCACCAGTTTCCGCGTCCGCCATAAGCACAACGGTCTTGTGGGCTGCTACGGCTTCTGCTATTTCTTCGTAGGTAATTTCAGCGTTAGAATTTCTGAAATTGCTAAAGTCTAACTTCCACGGCGTGGTTTCAGAATCAACGGTAAGATCGGCTGTTACGATCAGCAGATCACCGCTGCCACCGGCGTTGTCGATGGCATATTTCACGGCGGCCTCGTCTGCCGTTTTCGGGTCGATTTTGCCGCCTTTCAAGATTTTTCTTAATCTTTCGGTCATATTTATCTCCTTAATTGGCAAGCGTCCACGCTTCTGCGGAAACCTGGCGCATATTCAGCCCAGCCGAAGCCGGTGTTTTGTTCTCGTCACCGTTGGAGGTAACGCGGAAGATCTTTCCATCACTCAATCTGCGAAAAACCTCATGGTAATTCAGCGTGAGCGATTTCCGGGTTGTGACGGTGTATGTGCTTGTCACGCCCTGCTGTTCCGCGATCTTCGCCTGCAAAGAGTTATTTTGCACGATTGCGCATTCAAATTCTTCGCCGTCCTGCCAAACGGTATCATAACCACCCATGCCGTCCGATTGCCGAACCGGGGTGATAAACTGACAGGGGGTAAAGGCTTCGTCCAAAAGGCTCATATCTTCCTCCACGGGGCGAGGCGGTTTCCGAACACGGAAGCCCATGTTACGCCGCCGCTCCCGGAACCGCTTGCGGAGGCACCCTTGCTATAAGAGTAGCCGCCGAACGATTCCGAGGTGAACGGGGAAAGCATGGAGCTGTCCGCGCCGCCGTATTTCGCTTGCCATTCTTTGATTTCGTTTGCGATCCCTTCCACGGCGGGGGGAACAGCCATGCTCCACACCGCGCCGGAAAAGGTTTCGTCCTTGAGTTCATCGTTGGGGTACTGATGCACACCATCATTCAGCACGGAGCCGATAATTCGGTAATACTGCCCCTCCAGAAGGGGAAGGGCAGAAAACTCCACACCGTTGTCAAACTGCGCTTGCAGTTCCCCATTTTCTATCTTAAATTCCCCGAAATACTGGGCGCGTGTGAACCAGTTCCGCAGATACTGACAAACTTCGGTGAGCATCATTTCACCCCTTATTCGCCGAAGGAGGCGATTGCGATACCGTCCAGGTATTCGGCCCACAGGGTCATACCCATGAGCGCATAGGACTCACCAACAGCGGTGGAATAGTTGCCCTGCGCATGGAAGCCAATGAGGTTAGTTTCGCCCTGCACGGTGTAATTCAGACCGAGATCGCCAAATTCTTTGTCGGAGGGGTCCACATAATAGAGGTCGATGTTCTCTTTGGGCAGAGCAATAACGGTGCCGCGGGCGATATCGGGAGCGGAAAGCAGGATCAGCGTACCGTAGCCGAGGAAATTTTTGATGTAGGTTACGCCGTTCTGGGTCTGCAGGCTGATATCAGCCGCGCCGAGGTAATCGTAAAAATCAAGCACGTTCGCAAAGCCAACCACTTCGGTTACGGTTCTGCGGAGCTTGTTAAATTTATCGATCACATAGCCTTTGGCCTTGGCAAGCGCCTCCTGGAAGGTGGTTGCTTCCACTTTGCCTTCGCCGGTGTTCAGGAAAGTGTAGAACTGCGTGAGAACGGTGTTCTGCAGCTCGTTCAGGAACGCTTCATCGGAACGCTCAATGGCATTCTGAGCGCCGTATTTATTCACGTCCTCGATGGTCACGGCTTTGGCGTATTTCTTCAGGGTGATATCGGAATATGCGGCTTTCTCCAGCGCATATTTGCTGAAGGGGATAACGCAGCCGGGGTTCACATCGCCGTTCTCAAGGGTTACGGTGGCGGTGTAGGATACAAGCTGGGTGCCGGGGGCCTTGCGGATGGGGCGCATGATGCCGAGAATATCTCTCAGAGCGTCCCAATTTTTTCCGAAACGGGTAACGAAATCGATCTCGCGGGCGGTAATGTTGGTGAAAGTATTGGGGAGCGAGTCCCTGGGGTTGGTGAGGGTTTCTACATTCGTAGCAGCCATTGTTTTTTCTCCTTATTTAATTTCTGAAAAGATTGATGTTTGCGGCGATTGCCTTCTGCCGCTCGGCGGTATCCTTGATAGCAAGGATCTCATCCTTGCTTCCGTACTGTTTACCGCCGTTGTTCTGTGGAGGATTTGCGGGGTCGGCCCCGTGTTCCTCTCGCGTGGTGATAAAATCCGCCCATTCGGTTTTCAGCGATTCTTTCAGCGCGTCCGCATTTTCGATCTCGCCCTTTTCGGTGAGCTTGATCGCGCCAATATCGCTGATTTTTACCACGGAATCAAGCCGTTTTTCCGATACGCCAATATCTTTAAGGAGTTTGCGCAAAGCGTCTGTTTTGGCGGTTTTTGCGGCCTTTTCGGCGTTCTCCTGGACGAGGGCGTCATACTTCAGCTTGTAATCCTCTCCGTTTTTGGTGGCGGTTTTCAGATCGTCCAGTTCCTTTTGGACGGTGGGCAGCTTTTCGGCATCTTCTTTTGCCTTTTGCAGATCATCTTTGAGGGGATCAACCACACCGAGGTGGAGCGCTACAATTGCGTTCTCAATTTCGTCCGTGCATCCATCGCCGATGATTCTGCGGATTTCCGCCCTTGTAAATTTTGCCATGTTCTTTCCTCCGATTCTTTGGAAGTTGTTTTTTGCCGGTTCTTCGGCGTATGTTATCGGCTTTTGCCGTTGTAACCTGGAACACCCACCCGGCTGAAAGGAAAAAAGAGCCGGATGGGTGCCACAAAGGAGGGTTTTTCGTGCGGATTGCGCACGTTTGGGGCTGTCAGTAGGAATCGAACCCACATCTGATGCTTACAAGGCAACAGCACTACCATTGTACTATGACAGCATAAAGCCCCCGGCGCTGAAGCGATCCGGGGGACAAACTGGTTATTTATCTTGTAGGAATTTTTTAACGATGCGTTTATATTCATCGGCAAACCGTGTTATGCCGTTTCGGATGAACCGATTTGCCGCCATGCGGAATGTGCCGTTGTGAACATAGGTTGCGTATTCCACGTTCGTTCCGATCCACACAGAATGATGAAAGGGCAAATCCCTCGGTGTATTGCCGGAATACCGCCCAACCTTCACGGAACCGGCGTTTTTTGAGCTTGCCCTTATCCGCTTTCCGGCATTCTTGCCCGTTGTGTGGCGGTTCTCGCCGTATTCCGCATGGTATGTTTTTGTGTTCGCCGGTTTCCCACCGAGCGCAAAGGTGATGCTGTTCCGCAATAGGCCTGTGTCAATGCGTTTCGGCGTTCTGCTCAATTCGTTCTTGCAGTGGCCTTCCGCCTGCAATCCAACGGCAAGCAACGCCTGTTCTATGGCTTTTTCGGACTCATCAAGCACTTTTTTGGAATTATCCTTAAAAATAATATTCATCCGCCGTAAGCCTCTCTCAGCTTTATATATTCATGGATATAACTGCCTCTGATCGCCTTTGCTTTTTCTTCCGGCAGTGTGATCGGGTTGGTGATCTCCTCTTTACTGCGTTTCCATTCCGCATAATCCATACCGTTAATCTGTGAATAATCAAGATCATCATCGCTGCGGATTTCATATTCAAAACCTTTGACCTGGGGAATAAGTGTGCATCGGCAGTTATACACAAGGTAGCCGGGGGCGGAGGGATCGCCTGGAAACATAATCTCCTCGCCATCCACTTCAAACGGCTTGCCGGGTTCTCTGCGCTGCCCGTCCAGCAACCTGTGTTCGTGACGGGTCCGCATATCCAGGGTGGCCGCCCAAACGTTGGTGGTTTCCACACCTTTACTCTTGGCATACCGCGCGGCGTCCATCCGTCCGGCGTTCTGTGCGGAGGTCATCATGGTCCTTGCGTTCCGAATTGCGGAATTGTGATCCATCACAGCCACACTTTCAAGCCGTTTGGTGATTTTCGGGATGGATTCGCCCTGCAGAACGCCTTGCGTGATTGCGGACGATATCTTTTGCCTGTTCCACCGTAAAGCCTTGTTTTCGGCTAATTTTCGCGCCGTTTCGCCCCACGGCTTGGGAGGCGGTAACAGTTTGGGGTTATCCCTTATAAGCCGCTCAACGGTGTTTCTATCGTAAACGGTGAAGGATAAATCCATACCGGCTCCGGCTTCGATTGCGAAAGCGCCGAAATTGTGATTGATAGCATACGCCTCTGGCATATACTCCTTTGCCGTGGAAACCGCTATTTTGTGGGTGTTTCTGAGGTCCTGGGATAATTCCTGGACCTTATCCGCCCACACCTTGCCGTTGAATATCTGATCCTGCCTCCATTTGATATAATCAGCTTTTGACAAAATCCCGGCATCAACGGCTTTGCGCTTGATATCATCCTTGATGCGGAACCGGCGCATATAATCAAGGAATTTCTTTCGCATTTCTTTTGTTGCTTTGGAATATTCCCTGCCGATATCCTTTTCAAGCCGTTTTATCAGCTTTTCGGTTTCCTTGTGGGCGAAATCACTCATCTTCGGTGTTTATCTGCTCCATTTCGTTTGCGGCGCGTTTCTGTAATACTTCTTCTGCTTTGTCGCCGTCCCCTAAAAGGGTAAGGATTTTGGTTACAACATATTCCTCCTCAAGGAACTGCGCTGCGGAAATCACATTCTGCAATTCTTCGGAGGTGTTCACGATAACAGACCGCGTGAAGCTGGGGTTATCGTCAATCACGGCGATCCGCATCAGCTCATACAAGAACTCAAGAACGCAGTATTCATACTGATCCGCTTTCACGTTCTGCCGTTCATACGCCGCCCTGATCTGCGTTGCCGTGGTTGCGCCTCCCGCAATATCTTCGGGGTTCATAATCATGCCATCCCGGTAAAGTTGACGGTTCAGCCGTTCAAGCAGCGTTTCCCTCGCGGTTACGGGGATCTCAACGGGAACCGGCGTGACCTCCTGTCCATCTGACGGAGCAGCGCCGCCAACGATACGCAGGCGCTCAAGGAACTGTTGAAGGTCGGGATCGTCCATACCGCCCGCGCCCTTGATGATCCAATAGATTTGTGCGTTGTCGAGATCGTCCTCAAAACCGTTCAGAATGAAGTCGTATGCATCGATCTTTTCCTGCATCCCCACCAATTCACTTTGCTTGTGCGGATTTGCATACATGGGGATAATGGGCAAGCCGTCAACGGGCGTTCCGGGGATGATCTCCTCGGTGCCTTCTTCCCGGTCCTTCGCATCCCCCACAGAAACCCATGTGTACGGCTTTTTGGGACGGAAATAGGCATCGTCCTCGATTTTCTGCCAATCCTCGCCCGGTTCGTTTTTTGTCCACATGTAATCGGTGTAGCCGTCCGCCTCATAATGGGTAGCGCGGAGGGGCTTATCATCCGCCACCTGCCAGAACCGCACACCTGCTGCAAGTTTGCCGTTTTCCTCATCCTTGATATCGGCAAATTCAAGAACCGTGAACGCCACAATATGATTCAGGTTATAAAAACCATAAGCCACGCCGCCACAAAGGGCTGCATGGCCTATTTTCTGCAACTGATGGTCGAAATCGTTGCCCAGCTTTTCTTCTTCCTCATTCTCCCAGGTTACGCCGTTACCCAACAAATATTGGTTTAACTGCGTAACAAGGATATGGAAAAAGTTGTTCGTGCTTCGGTGTGTGGCGCTCCATCTGTCCGGCACCTGCTGACCTGTAACCAAAGTAATGAGCTTTTGGTAATTCATTATTGTGGTGTTTCGGCAACGGTCGTAATCATCGGCCATGAGCGCAGTTTTATACAAATCGCTTGACTTGTGTTCGTTTATCACTTTCCGCACAAAATTTGCGCGGGCCTTATCGGTGTCCTCAATTTTTAGGTAATCCTGATATGTAATCATCCATAATCTCCATATAGGAGGCTCGGAAGCCTGTTCTTCGGCACCGCAATCCTCATTGTTTTTACAAAATAACGCATTGCGTCCATTGCGTGGTCGTTCACCTTCACGGGGCGATCCTCTGTTGCTTTATCATCCCACACATACCCCTCGGCCTCTTTTCTCCACGCCGTGCATTTGGGGGAAATCTTGATTTTGCCGAGCTGCATTGCCGTTGCGCTCTCCCTGATCCCATCAAGAACGGCGTTGTCGGCGGGTACAACTCTATATCGGCGGATATCGCCGAATTTGCGTTTCCGTAGAAGGGTAATAAAAGATGCCGCCGAGGGATCGATAATCACCTTCAACGGCATTGGGATATCTTTTGTGAACTCGTCCAGGTCTTTGGCGTATTCTTCATCGGTTTTCTGCGCTTTTTCATCGCGGCCTGAATAATAGTATTCTTTTATTGCGTACCATACACCGCCGTATTTGCCCCATAACAGCGCCGCAAACGCATTCTGTGTTCCGTAGTCCAACGATAACACATACTGTTCTGCATTGCCTTCCGGGGGCGTTTCTATGGCTTCCTTGTACATGGGATAAATGATGCCTTCCGCAAGCACCCACAGACCGCGAATATAGCGGTCATAGAACACCCCGGTATACATGGACTCATACCTTTTCTTTACGGACTCCGAAAGGGAAAGGTTATCGTCCATGGTGAAATGGAGGAAAAGCAAATTCTTATCATCGTGCTTATCCACCCACTGCTTTTTGAACCAATGGGACGGAAAAGAAGGGTTGCAGTTGAACCACATCGCCGATCCATCCACGGAACAACGGCCTGTTGCCTGGTTCACGAATGACTCCGGCATCAGCGCCACTTCATCAAGGAACACACCCGCAAGCGTTATGCCCTGGATAAGATCCTGGGACCGTTCGTCACGGCCTCCGAAAATGTAAAAGTAATTTAGCCGATCTCCGCTCTGCACAGTGAGCAGGTTTTCGGAACGGCTGTCGTTCACTTTATATCCGCGCCCGGTCAGCATCACCTTTAAGCTGCCGAGAACGTTTCTGCGGAATGAACCACCCGTTTTGCCACACATCGCAAAGTTCTGATTGTTGAACCGCGTCATCGCCCACAGCACAAACGAAAGGCTCATGCTCAACGATTTTCCGCTACGGATCGCGCCGTCTGCTATGATCCCATCATGGTTCTTTACCGGGGAGTCATCGCACCACCAATTCAGAATTTGCCGTTGCTTTCTGGAAAACGGCTCAAAATGGAAAACGGGCTGTTTCATTGCCAATCCTCCGCCGCCGTTCCGTTCAGCGCTTTGATGAAACCATCGTCCACAGCTTCGGCACCGTCCTCACCCTTCATAAGCGCCGCTTTGGCTTTCAGCATTTCCGTTTCGGCTTTCATCTTTTCTTTTTCTTCTGGCGTTCTCTTTGCCCCTGTAAGCTCAATCAGCGTATCAAGCGCCTTGCCCCAGTTTTTTCCGTTGGGGTTTTCGAGGTTGGCGATCAGGGTATTTATCACCAATTCCTCGCCGGTCACCTCTCTGCCGTTCTTATCGGTATAGGTGCCGGAAAGAATGTCCTGGGCCATCTGCCGAAGGTCAGCTTTCTTGCGGCGGGCCTTGCCGGAAGCAATGCCGCCTTTTTTGCCGATTTTTCGTGCTTCTTCCGTGGTTAGATCACGGAGGTTATCTTTTCCTGCCAACGCCGCATCACCGCCCTTTCTTCGGCGTTTTTGCGGTTATTTCCGCTCATGTTATAAGTTCGGCTTTTTGCCCGGTGAATTTTTCCCACCGCTCTACGATCACATCACAGTATTTCGGATCGAGTTCCACCATATAGCATTTTCTGTTTAACTGTTCACAGGCTATTAGTGTGCTACCACTACCACCGAATAGGTCAACAATGGTTGCCGCATTCTTATGATTTTTTAATGCTCTTGCGCACAAAGCAACAGGCTTTTGTGTTGGATGTACATAATTTTTATCTTTTGCAACTTCCCAAAGATCGCTTTCGTTGTTTATTCCGTCATCTATTGATCCATTAAACAAACAAAATTCGTGTTGGTGGCGATACCCTTTGCCCATGCCAAAAACATTTTTTGCCCATACAATGCAACTTTTATACTCTAATTGTTCTTGCAGTATTCCATAAAATTTCCAATTACACCATATATAATACGCCTTCGGTTCCAATATGCGGATTATGTTGCACGATGCCTGTATTAAATCATTAAAATCATCATCGGTTAAGTCATCGTTTTTTATAACATCAAACTTTCCACTCCTGCCGTTAAAAGCAACATTGTAGGGTGGGTCTGTAAACACCATATCTACCACTGCCCCCCCCAATAGCCTTTTTATGGTAGAAATATCCGTGCTGTCACCGCAAATAAGCCGATGATCGCCCAACTTGTATATATCACCAAGTTTGGTTTTGGCTTCGGTCGGTGCTTCCGGCGGTTCATCTTCTACCACTTCCGCAGGCTCGGCTTCTTCGGCGAAAGCAAAATCATAAAAGGGCGCATCAAATTCAGGCAAAGCGGAAAGCTCAACATTCAGCACATCCAGGTCAAAGCCGCTGTTCATTGTGGTTTTGTTGTGGACAAGCATATATTCACGCCGTTGTGCATCCGTCAGCCCGTCAAGCCGGATGATGGGCACCTCGTCAACGCCCAGCTTCAAACAGGCAAGGTATCTGCCATGACCTTCGATGATCTCGTTATCCTTCCATACGGCAATCGGATCGTTCATTCCGTAATCTGTGATACTGCGGCAGATTTGCTCCACCTGTTCCTTTGGGTGCAGCTTCGCGTTACCCTTATACGGTTTTATTGCCGTTATCGGCACATATTCAACAGATAGCTTCATGGTTTCCTTTCAAGATAAGAAATCCCCCGGCAAGCCGAGGGAAAATGCCCAACCGTGGTCCGCTTCGCACGAATGGGTGCTTATGCGTGGTTGAGTCTGCGTTATTTTTTCTTTTTCGTGGTAGGTTTCTTCTTTGCTTTTGCTTTTTCTTCCTTTTCCATCTGTTCTATCTTTTTCATCACAGGTTTCGGAAAATATGCGCGCCGTTCATATCGTCTGCCAGCTTGGAGAAATCCCATGTGGCTTTCTCGCCGGTCTTATTGGTTAATAGGCGGTATTTGGTTTTCTGCTCCTCGGACAGACCTGTGTAGCGGATCACATCCGCCGCCTTATCCCCACGCCGAAGCATTGCCTTCAAACGCGTATGCCCGGACAAAATCACATTGTTTTCGTCAATTTCAATGGGATCAAGCGCCCCGCATTGGTTGATGCTTTCAAGAACGTCCTCCACGGCGTCATCGTTGAACCGTGGATTGTTGGCGTAGGGGATAAGTTCGGAAAGCGGAAGCCGGATAAACTCCTTTTTAACCATTGTGTTCTATAACAAAGGTTTCCGGGGGCTTATTCTCAAGCGCATCAATCCGCTGTTCAAGACGGCAGATGTGTTTCCGCAGTTCGGCAAAGGTTTCGTACATATCGCGCCGTTCGCGTTCCTCATTAACCCTGCGGTTTACTTCGATCTCAACCTGATTGCGCGTAAAAAACATAAAATCTTCCTTTCGTCTATTACTCTATTATAATTATACCTTTTCCGTTTGTTACTTGTGTTACTTTTGTTACTGCCGACAGAATATTGTTATACAAAATATCACGGATTTCTTTGTACATACTTCCATACGGCCTGTTTTAGGGCGTTACCGCTCCCCATATAACCGATGCTCATAGCCACATCGTCCCAGGAAACCGGCTCCGACTGAAAAAGGATGTATTTTTCTTCGATTGCCCTTTGCACAAGGTAATCGGAAATGTTCATCACATACTGCTCAATTCTTGCCTTTTCCGATCTTCGGCGCAAAATCAGCCCTCTGATCGGCCGCGGATCATAAGGGTAAACATCACCCTCAATCGGTATAGTATGCTTCCAGTAGGGAAATTCGGCGGCAGTTTGCACCGCATCAACCACATGGGTTTTGTCGTCCTTCAGCCGTTTTTCTTTTTGGGCGATTTCGGCGCAAATAAAGCGGTACATCCGCAGTTCTTTAATCGTCATTCCTTGTCCTCCCAGCTTTTCCCGAATATTTTTATAAACTCGTCACGACTCCCGTATTTGCTCTCCCACAACTTTTGTCCGTACCGTTTCAGTGCAAGGTTCCATTTTGGATCATCATGCGCCATTTGGTGGCATCGTACACACAGGGGAACCGTAAGACCGTATTTGTCGGAGAGACGGCGGTTAGCCGTCCCCCCGATCAGGTGGTGTATGTGGTCTGCGGGCCGTCCACAGATGTGGCAATATTGGTTTTTACTCATGATCCACGTCCTTTGCGTAATCTGCAACGGTTTTCAGAATTGCGTCCACAGGGCAGCCATTATCAATAAGCCTTTCCATCAGTCTGCGCACATCGGGATCAGATCCGATAATACCCAGCGTCACTTCGGCTTTTGCCTTTTCGATTGCTTTTTCGGTGACATTGTCGTTCCTCCTCATATCTGCGCCGCAGTTTGGACAAAAGTTTTTTATGCCTCGTCCATAAGTCTTACATACACTACACTGTCTCTTCCATGCCTGCATAGCTCCGTTAGGTACATTTATCCACTCACCGCGCACATTCTCCCGAACATCTGCAGCTGGCTGTCGTTCGATCAGGGAATACACGCCAAAATTATACCATCCGTCACCCGTTATTGGCCCGGATAAATCTTTAGCTTCGGCAAGCAATTTGTCAGCATCAATAAATTTAGCCATTGTCATCATCCTTTCCATCAGCATCATACAGTTCATCAGCGTCATCCAGCTTGCGTTTGATTATACAATATAGGAGCAACGGTGGACACCACGCCAAGCAAACCATCAGTTTTGCTTTCTTAAAATCATCATCTTCTCGCCCAAAATCTGCATAACAATACATCAAATAGATGCCATATCTCATACATCGACCCCGACGCTTGCCTCGTCAGCGCATCCAACAGCATTTTCGGCAGTTCCTTTCCTCTGCGTTTCGCCCTGTTCAGAATCCCTTGGCAGGCCTTTGCGCTCAAATAATATTTCTGGTGCGGTGAGGCCTCCAAAATCTGCGACAAGCGCGATTCTCTTTCTTCGTTGGGGAACTCCCCAATATTGCGCATCGTGTACTCGGTACGCAACGGAAAACGGCTGTCCGTTGGCTCCGTTTCCCATAAGCGTTCCGGCTTTTGGCCATCGTTTGCCCCCCCCCAAATAAAGGCACATCAGCGGCGTTTGGCTCTGCGATGCGGACGATTTCCGTAAGGACGGCCTGGAAATCTTTTCCTCCGTTGCTTGAGAAGGCTCCGGGGACGTTTTCCCAAACCATGTATCGAACAGGCTCAGCTGCTCCACTTCCCATTTCATGCTTTTTTCTCATCTCCTTAACAATTCTGATCTGTTCCATAAACAGACCGCTTCGTTCGCCATCCAACCCGGCGCGTTTTCCCGCCACAGAGAGGTCCTGGCACGGCGATCCGCCTGTGATAACATCAACAGCCGGAACTTCGGCACCGTTGATTTTTGTGATATCTCCGAGGTGTATCATGATCTGATCTCCTCCGCGGTATCCTGCCACCACCCAATGCTTACGTCCCCCGTCACGCTGTTTGTGAGGACCTGCACCGTGCAGTTCTCGTGGATCTCCTCCTTATCGTAGATATCGGCATGGAATTCTACGTCCGGCTGATTAAGCATTTCCTTGATTTTCCGTTCAATGATATCCAGCTCACGGATAGCGTGTTCGGAAAAACTGAATTGCGACAACCACTGACGGCGGCCGTTGATATAATCCAATAATTCAAGCATATTTCTCAGCCTCCAGGAAGATATCGCTGACCTTAACGCCGAGCGCATCGGCGATAAGCGAAATGGTGGTGATGCGTGTGTTGTAGATGTTTTTCTCCAGCACATACACAGTGTGCGTAGTGATCCCCGTCTTTTTCTCGATATCCCTTCTGGTGACGCCGCGCTCCTCGCGGATCTTCTGCACCGCTTTGCCTAAATTCATTTTTTTACCTCCTTAATAGTAAGATTGGGATAAACCTTTTCAAACATTTTCTTTTTGATGTTGTAAACGTCCGTGTGATAGCCTTTGGTATCCTCAACGATGGTGTTTCCGGCGCGGTCGGTGTAAACGAAATCCGCCACATATTGGATAGCTCGATACCGTTTGCCATTCTTGGTGAAGTCGGGCTGCAGTTCAAACGGGACCTGCCGCCGCAACCCGGTTATTACGCCTCCACGCTGGAGCAGTTTGAGTTCACAATATCGGTTCGCCTCCAAACGGCTGTCGAACACGATTCCGTCCACAACGGTTTTTTTGTTACTGTATTTGCTCATTTTTGCCCCCTTAAATCGTGGTTCACCTTTGCAGTGTAATAGGACTCCATTGTTACCGGGGCGTTGTAGAATGCGGTAATAAGGTATTTTTTAATATTCCTTATCTCGCTGGCGCTTTGCTCCATGTTGTCAACCACAAATTGTATGTGTTCAGCGGTAAGCGCACGGAATCGCCCCTGCACCCTGGTAATGGGGATACGTTCGCCGGATATGAGGATATCGTTCTTGGCGCACAGCACTTCGGTTATGATCTCCACATATTCGGTTACTTCACCATGGCTCATGCCGTTACCGATCAACCAATCCGCATCTATCTGATTCCAAACCATGTTCCGCACAACATCCGCTTTCGCGTCTGTCGCGTCCTCAGATAGATAGATTGATTTATTCTTATTTACTTTAATTTCATTTCCTTTATTTTCTTTTGTGGCATTTTTCTCGGATTTATAATCAAAAATCCCGGATTTATCGGCATTAATCTCGGATTTTTCAGAAATTGGCAACACTTTAATAAAGCTGAGTGTTTCACTCTGGGGCAGAACCCAGAACTCGGCTTTAACTTCAACATCGCGTTTCAGGGCTTTCTTTGCCTCCTGATAGCGCCGTTGAATAGATGTAGCAGTAATCACGGTGACCGGGATAGTAAGTATGCTCAACGGAATGAGTAGTGACCGGCTAAACAAGTATGTTATTATCTGCCTTGTCAAATTTTCGGAAAGATTGAGTTCATCGGATATATCAAGGATCAGGTCATCATCGTATTCGATGTAGTAGCCCTCTTGATATATCTGGCAATATAGGTAAAGCAGAACGCAAATGCCGTCATTGCCGAATTTTGCCCGGAGGCGTTTGATTTTTTTATCCGCGAAAAAGCCAACTTCAAAAGGAAAATACTTTAATCCGTCCTTCTGAATGTTCGCCATATCACACCTCAGAACGGGAAATCGTCATCGTCCGCAACCACGTTGGCGAAATCTTCCGCCTTGGCGTTGGAGTAGCTTGCAGGTGCCGGTTCTTTCGCAGCCGGTTCTTTTGCGGCGTCACGGCTCTCAACGAAATCGAACTCGTTGATAACCATCTTCCAATTGATCTGCGGCTTGCCGTCCTTCTCAAACTTCCGGCTCTGCATGGACCCACGGAGCAGGATGCGGTTGCCCTTGGAAAAGAACCGTTCAATGTTGTCCGCCGTTTTATCGAACGCCACACAGGGGAAGAAATCGGTTTCTTTCTCCTTGTTTTTGCGATCCACGGCCACCATCATGGAACACACCGTCTTACCGCTGCCGGATGTTCTGATTTCGGGATCGGCGCACAGCCGACCCATGATTACAATGTTATTCATCATCGTCCTCCAAAAAAGTTTTGATTTCTTCGCCGGAGATCGCAAGCTGGCAATCCAACCCGGCTTTCCGCGCCATAATGCTTGCCTTCGCAAGTTTTCTCAGCGCCGTTTTCCGCAACACATCGATCATCTGCATTGCATCCGTTTTATCGGCGATTTTTACGCCGTCCTTGGCGCTTGCGATAATGAAGCGGTATTTTGGATTGCGGTTCATTGCGTCAATATCACGGCTCAAAATACGGCGAAAACGGGTGTTGTGAAAACCTTCGGCGGTTTCCGGCATGGGGTTGTTCTCTCTTGCCACGCGATCAAGCGTTCTGCCGAGGAGGTGCATATTCGCTCCGCCGTTGCTGTTGATTAATATGCTGGCGATGTAATCCTGTCTGCCGGATGTGAGTTCGGCGTCCCAGATCGAGGGGTTATACATCAATATCCGCTCCTTTCCATTGTTCTTTCAGATATGCGAGTTCTTCCGGGGTTTTGGTTTCAATGCCGAGGGCTTTGCAATCCTGGACGATGTAATCCACCAACCGGCTCATTTGCCGTGTGTTGTACACTGACGAGCCGTAATAGCACCTTACAACCACCCGACTGCCGTCCTCATCGTAATCAAGCTGATCCGCGATCCACCCGATGCCGAGCTGCCTCCACGCCGTTTTCAGCGTGTTGGCTTCCGCCTGCGGGAGCGGTGGGAAATCCTTGTAAATTCCCACCGCCTTGATCGCATTGCGGTATATTTCCTCTGCCGGAAGGTTCATGGCTTCGGATAACTCCCCCAAAAGTTCCCAACAATAGGCGTTTGCGTTCAGGCTCCGTTTCTTCCGCCACGGCTTGAATGTAACCTCAAGGTCCTTATCTTTCAACTCATCGTAGCGGTGGCGGAAATCGCCGTCCAACAGGATCGTAAGCGTTTGCTGTTTGGTAAGCACATCCAAACCGAGGCGGTCAATTCTGCACTTCATTTGTGGCCCCCTGTTTGGAGTAGCAAGCATAGCACATTCCGAGAACATTCACCACATCGGCGGCGGTTTTGGTTTTGCCGTTCTTGGTGGTCACATCCTTTGCCGGTTTGCCGCATTTCGGGCAAATGATCTCCGGCGCTAACGGAACTTCAACCACAGCCTCTTTCTTTGCCTTTTTCGGCTTGTTTTCGGCGTTATCTGTGCCTTCGATGTTGTTGTAATATTCGTACACCACGCCTTTATCGGAACTGATTACAAGAAGGTTAATCCTCCGTTTATCGTCATAACCGATTTTGCGGACCTTCAGCTTGCTGCACGGTTCCTCTTTCCCGGTGCGGGGGTTCTTCCGCCATTCCAGCTTGTCAGCTTTAATGTAGATGAACGGCGCGGAATAAAGCTCCCTTCCGATGCCCCAGTTAAAACAGGCGCGTTTGAAGCTGTCGGACGCAAGCCCTTTTTCGGCTTCAGTGTTGCTTTCTGTGCCGGTGTCCTCTTTGCTGATCCACTGTTTTTTTTCTTCATCCCAAATGGAAACGGTGCAGTTGGCGTTGTCGCGGGTGTGACGGCGCTCCCAATTCATCGGCCCCACCGTTTCATCGAGGATGTTCATGTCGCACCGGGCATCCTTATATAACAGATACGAAGCGCCCTTTTCGGGGTTTGCGGTGGCTACACGAACATCAATTTCATCATTATTCAGCGTTCTGAAATTCATGTCCTCACCTCACCGTTACCGCCGTTTTGCGTTCGATATGAGCGCCGTCAATTACGGTCCATTCATCAAAGGCTTTTTTCAGGGCGGTTTTATCAACCTTTTTCTCCGTCACGAGCTGCACGAACTCTGCCGGGAGCTTATCAACGTCATCGACCACCACGGATTTGCTTTCGCGGAAGGAAACGCCGACAAGCGGTGTTTTGAATTTCTCTCCGTTGCAAACGGTAATGAGATATTCACGGAGGCGGTTCTTTTTATTGGTGATCGCCTGTTTCCGCTTCGTCAGCCGATCGATCTGATCCGCGATGCCTTTCTCATATTCGGCAAGGTCCAGGGTGTACAGGGCGATGTTTTCAATTTTCTTTTCCCTTTCAAGGGTGAGGGCGTTGAGGCGTTCAATGTCAACCTCCCCGGTTTCATCATCGAAACATTTTTCAATTTCGATATTGATATCGTAAATATTCATTGTTTCCCTCCTATTTCATTTTCAATACATTTTTCACTTTTTCGATGATTTCGGCGCTTACGGGGTAATCGCCAACCTCGATGCGCGATATCGTCTTGTTTGATACGCCACAGAGGATTCCAACCTCCGATTGCGATAAGCCCCGCGAGATACGTGCCGCCCTTACCGCTTTGCCGAACTCAACGGTATCAACCGCTTCTTTCTTCGATTCGGTCACCGGCGCTTGCATGGGCTTCAGCGTTCCGAGCATTTCTTTGATGTCCTTTAACTGCTCGGCAATCAGGAGAAGCGCGGCGTTCAGGTTTGCCATGGAATCATCCTGCGTATCAAGAATTTCCGTCTTGAACCCGGCTTTGGAAACATCCTGCTGCCGGATGATTGCGCTTTTTTCGTTCTTGTAAGTCCCAACATGGACCAGATAACGGTGTTCATTTTCAAGTTGCATCGTCTTTTATCCTTTCAATAAATCTTTTTCGATCATTTCAGATGGGGTAACGCCGTAATGCCCACAGAGCGAGACTAATTCGTACACCGTCAGCGTCAACGGCGCCGACAACCGCGCCCTCCATGTGTTTGCCGATTTCGCCCCGATCTGCATCGCCATTTCAAGGGCGGTCTGCCGTCCCTGGAGCAAAATCATGTT